TGGAAAGATATTGAAGGCTACAACGGTTTTTATCAAGTATCAAGCTATGGAAGAGTACGGAGCAAAAACAAAATGCTTAAGCCTCAAAAGAATGGGCGAGGGTATTACAGAGTCGGCTTAAAAGGTCGGCTCTTTTTTGTGCACAGGCTTGTCGCAAAACACTTTGTTGATAATCCTAACGGGTATCCTTTGGTAAACCACAAAGACGAAAACAAGACCAATAATTGTGCAGACAATCTTGAGTGGTGTACAAACTTGTATAACATTCATTACGGTTCGGCTAATGAGAAACTCCGCAAAACAATAAAAAGAAAACCTGTAAGGCAAATCCTACCGAACGGTGAGGAAGTGATTTGGGAATCCACAAGAGCGGTAGAAAGAGAAACAGGGTATAGTCACACCAACATAGCGAAGTGTTGCAAAGGCATTTATAAAACTGCATACAAATGCCGCTGGGAATATCTGTAGGAGGTGCGATATGATACCGATTCTATATGAAAGCACCGAAACGGAATTCGATAATAACGGACTAGGCAGGCTGAGAGATTGCATATCCTGCACTGTAACGGAAGAGCGAAATGGAATCTATGAGTGTGACTTCGAATATCCTGTAGGCGGTCACAACTATGACCGAATCAGACTCGGACGGATAATCGCCGTAGAGCATGACGATACGGATGATGTCCAGCCGTTCGATATAGTGTCCTACTCAAGACCTATTAACGGCATAGTGACATTCCATGCAGTACACATCTCATACAGGCAAAGCAAAATGGTGGCGTCAGGAACGAATATCAATTCGCTCTCAGACGCTTTTTCTATGCTCAACAATGCAACTCCGACCAATCCGTTTATTTACGTTACAGACCAAAATCAGACAGGGTACATGGCATCTGCAGATGGTACGCCGAGGACGGTCAGACAGTTCCTCGGTGGCGTTGAAGGGTCTATCTTGGACACCTACAGAGGCGAGTACGAATGGGACAAGTGGAGAGTCATACTGCATCAGAACAGGGGCGTAGAACGTGACTTCACTATCCGCTACGGGGTGAACCTCACATCATACACAGACGAGACGGACTACTCGGAAAGCTATGTGTCATGCATCCCGTATTGGCGCGGAACGCCTGAGGGAACAGATACTGAAATCACTGTGCAAGGGAATAAGGTCAGCTCAGGATATACCACGCCCGAAGGCTATGAATCCTGTATACCGCTCGACTTATCGGACAAGTTCGAGACTCAGCCGAGCGTTGCAGATCTCGAAGCATCTGCTCTGAATTACATGCAAAGCAATCAGACCTACTTGCCGAGACAGTCCATCACACTGGACTTCGTACGGCTTCAGGATTCAGCAGAATACGCTTATCTCACAAATCTGTTCAGGTTCAAGCTTTGCGACACTGTAAGGGTAATATTTCCACTTTACAACATGGACGGACACTTTAAGATCGTAAAGATTACTTACAACGTGTTGCAGGAAAAATATGATGCGATCGAGCTCGGGACAACGTCTGAATCACTCGCAGAGGCGCTCGGGATTGACACGAGATCACAGCAGAAATGAGGGCGGCATGTACACATTAGGATTTATAACTGGAATAATCGCGGGCGTCCTCGTTATGGAGTTCGTGGTATGGAGGGACAAATGAACAAAGGAACAAAGATAAGGGTTGCACTGTACATCGTTGCGATTCTCAACCAGGCGAACGTAACGATCGGAGTGTGGGAGTTCGGAGACGAACGAGTAAACACAGCATACAAGGTGTTCTCGTACCTGCTGACTCTCATCGCAACGGCAGTTACTCTTTGGTACAATCAGGACTTTACTGAAGAGGCCTGTATTGGAACCGGCATTACAAGACAGCTGAAATCACAGAAAACTGATGGCTACGTCGGAGACTACTTCTTCGAGAACGATAATGAGGAAGTAGGTGAAGAAGATGAATAAAACCATCTACAGACAGTATGACTCGAGGTGGGGGAGCAAACCTTATCCGAAAGGGTCCACGATGTCCGGCTGTGGCTGCGGCGTATGCGCTTGCACTCACGTTGCAATCGAGCAGGAACGGTACAAGAACTGGACGCCTGAGAACCTGAGACCGTGGATGATCAGCAAAGGATTCGCGATCAGAGGCCAGGGAACACTGTGGGAAGGAATCACACAAACACTGAAGCACATCGGACACGGCACGGTCGTGAGGATCTACAGCGATCCGATGTCCGAAGCATGGAAGGAGCTGAACAAGGGGAACCGGATAGGGGTTCTCCTTTTTGGTGCCGGCAAAGCACCGGACGGAACTGTGTGGACTGCCGGCGGGCACTACGTTGCATTCACAGATTATAAAGTCGTAAACGGTAAGCACTGGTTCTATTGTAAAGACTCCGGCACAAGGTTTCATGACGGATGGTTCTGTTATGAAACGTCCATGAGAGGCAGACTGCCGAAGCTGTGGATCGTCCAGCGCGTAGGAGCTCAGGTCGAGAGTGCAAAGACAACGTGCTATACTCCGTCCACTCCGTATACGGGTTCACTTCCGAGCAAGACTGTCAAGCGCGGAACAAAAGGATCCAGCGCGAAGGCTGTGCAGAGCTTCTTGAACTGGTGCATAAATGCAAAGCTGGCAGTTGACGGCGTTGCAGGACCAAAGACCGAGCGGGCTATCGAAGTATTCCAAAAGACTTACGGGCTGACTGCAGACGGTATCTTCGGACCTGCATCCAGGAACAAAGCACAGAGCATCGTAAAGGCCCACAACCCCAGTTTAAGCAAGGGCGACAAGATAGCAAGATCTGCTGAGTCTTACATTGGCAAAGTCAAATACGTGAAGGGCGGAACAGATTTGAAGAAGGGTGTAGACTGCACCGGTTTCGTCCAGGCGATGTATAAGCTCAACGGGATTCAGCTCGACAACAAGCTATCTTCCTGGGGTCCGTCAATTGGCAAGGACGTGAGCAAGGCGCTTCCGGGCGACATCTTCACATACAAAGACAAGACGGGCATCCATCATGGGATTTACGTCGGTGATGGCAAGGTCGTTCACGCAGCCAATCCGAAACAGGGCGTGATCAAGAGTAAATGGAACTCAATGAGCAGACCACTGGTCGGGATCCGCAGGAGGTGGAAGTGATGAGCCAAGACTTTGTACTTACCATACTCGGCGGAGGTAATCTGATCCTTTTCATAAAGTTTTTGATCGAGAGACACGACCGCAAAGTCGAGAAGAAAGAAGAGAAAGAAAACGTTGCGATCAAAGAGACCCTGAGGAAACTCGAGAAGGACGGGCTCAGGACACAGCTCCTGTTGCTGATCCTAATGAAGCCTGAAGAAGAGCAGGAGATTCTCACAATCGCAGAGCACTATTTCAAGAAGCCTCCTGCCGGTCTCGGTGGCAACTGGTACATGACCAGCATCTTTAAGAACTGGCTCAAAGAGTACAACGTTGCAAATCCGGACTGGTTCGAGACGGAATAGGCCGCAATGCAGGGGAATGCGGCAAGGATCCATTTTCCCTCCTTTACATAATTATAGTTATACGCAGAGAACCCCGGGGAAGTTCCTCGGGGCTTTTTGCGTGGCGTTATTTTGAAGCGTTACGAACTGCGTAAAGTAGCAGATCTGCAAGGCTGTTTACATCAGAAGGGGAGGAGATGCGGACTTTATCATCGTGGACCCCAGGGAAAGTGACCCACTTGGCTCGGGCGCTCGCTTTGTAATTAACAACCGGAACCGGACCAAAGTAAGCTGTAAGATAGTTGTCCGAATCGCGCACCAGGAGAAGCTCCTGCGGATCCATGTCTTCATCGGCAAGAATTTCCCTGAAACCATCGAAGATAAGCATTTCGTCCTCCGTTGCATCGAGTCCGTTAAACTCGCTGTAATTGGAATAGAGAAGACCGAGCTCTTCGGTCTGATCAGCATCGTATTCGGCTGCCAGTCGGTTGACAGAACGGGTCACATAAGCATCTTTCCCATCTTTTATATCGTCCCAGGTATACGTTACCGGAGCGTTCTTGATTGCTTCCATTACACTGAAACCAAGTGATTTATAGCACTTATTGCAAACGAATGTCTTATCAGCAAGGTGGATCCCGCCGTGCAAGCTACTTTTTCCACATTTCATACAATTCTTCATATTAAGTCACCTCCAAAAAAATTATATCAAATTTATGCTCTGTTATGTGTTGACATATAAAAAATTCAGCGTATATTAAATAGTGAAGTGACTCAATAGTAAATAACATGACTCGAGAGGGTGCAAAAGGCCGTCGCTAGTTGACGGATAAAATTATTCCAATAACTATTCCTAAAATCATAATGG